GCTCCCAAAAAATGCCCCGGGGGTAAAAAAGGTACAAACAATCCGAAGGGAGGTGTCGTGGCAGCGCGGAAAAGGCAGCCAAAAGTGCAAGAAACTCGCCGCAGACCCGCGACAACTCCTGAGGCCCGCGAAAACCAGCTTGTCTCGGCGGCGTTTGATCTTGCAGAAGAACAAATTCGAGAGCGTACTGCTTCGTCGCAAGTGATTACACACTTCCTCAAGCTTGGAACCGCTCGAGAGAAGCTCGAGATGAAGCGATTGGAAGCAGACGTCGAACTTTCGCTCGCAAAGATTGAAGCAATTGAATCTCATAAGCGTGTTGAAGAATTGTACGTCGACGCAATCTCCGCTATGCGTGCTTACGCGGGCGGTAGTCCTCCACCTGAGCCCGAAGATGAAGACTAGAACGTATTCCGAGCTTAGACGGCTTAGAACATTTGAGGAACGCTTCGCATACTTAGAATTAAAAGGTGTCGTTGGCCAAAGTACGTTTGGCTTCGATAGATGGTTGAATCAACAGTTCTACAAATCTAGGGAATGGCGTGACGCGCGTTCTTTCGTTATTGCTAGGGATAACGGATGTGATCTTGGTGTTCCTGGACATGAGATCTTTGCTGATCTTATTGTTCACCACATGAATCCTCTGTCTGAAGAGGATATTGTACACGGGCAACACGACATCGTCAATCCAGAATTCCTAATTACTACAACTCTAAGAACCCACAATGCCATACATTATGGCGACGAAAGACTCCTCCCGCGGGGTCCCATTACAAGACAACCCGGAGACACGAAGCTCTGGTGAAAGGATGATCCAAATGCAAGAGAATGTTGGTGGTACTCCCGACGAGCCCCGTCAGCCCGCACACTCCGAGGCCACCGAGCCACAGCAGGATACTTCTGCCGCTCAGCCGACTGAGGCCGCTCCGCTTTCCGCGGATGTTCCTCCGTCAGAGACTCCGGCTACGCCCGCGCATGAAGAGGCAGATGCCGCTTCGGGTCAGCCGCAGGAAGATTCGGATGATGCACCCGACGCCGACGAGCCCGGCGACGATGTTGTTCCCGAAGAGCTGGAGGCCGAGGCTCAGGACCAGCCGAACGAGCCGGATCAAGTAAATCAGGAGGGCTGAGTATGGCAAGGCGAGTTTCTGGGCTGAGTGATGCGCACGCCGCGCACGCTCGACGAGTAATCGTCAAGAACGCCCACAACATGGTGGCCAACAAGGGTCGGGTTCACTACTCTCAGGGCCCCGATCGATGGATGGGTATCAATCGTCATCTTACCCATCTGAAGAATCAGTACCCGACGCGCTGTGACTGTTCCAGTACGGCTACTTGGATGCTTTGGGATGCAATGGCGCGTCCTTATGGTGTTCGAGACCTGGTTAACCACGCCAGTTGGAAGGCTGGGTACACTGGGACGATGCAGCGGGGCGGCAAGGCCGTCCGGCATAAGTCCAATCTGAAGATTGGGGACTGCATTTTCTACGGTGATCAGGGTGGTGGCATTTCGGAGCACGTTGCCATCTATATCGGCGGAGGCAAGGTCTTCTCTCACGGCAGTGAGGGTGGTCCCTACATTCTGCCGGTTGATTACCGTCCCGACCGGCGCATTATGCGTCGCTACATTTAGAAAGGGGTGGTTCAGTGTTCAATACCGCGGCTGAGAAGGAAGCAGCGCGTGGCGATGTTGAACGCGAGTTCAGTACGAACCGCGACAACCTCGAGAAGCAGTATGTGCAGGACAAGAAGGACCTCGAAGACGCCTTTCACAAGGACATTGAGGACAACGAGAAGGCCAGGCGCGAGGCTCTTGTAGCCGCGGGCTTTGGTCCGGACGGATCTGATATTCCGTAATCCCAGAAAGGGGGTGAGTTATGGAAACGAGCATTCTTATTAGTACAAAAAAGATCCTAGGTATTGCAGAAGATTATACCGTATGGGATCTTGACATCATCACTCATATTAATAGCGCGTTCTTCGACCTCACCCAGTTGGGGGTCGGCCCAGCTAATGGCTATGTTATTAGAGATGAATCTGATCAGTGGTCGGATTTCATCGGTGATGATCTACAGCTCGAGTCGGTAAAGACGTATATTTACCTTCGCGTCAAGCTTGTATTTGATCCACCTTCAACGTCGTATGCAATTACGGCAATGAATGATCAGATTGAGAAGCTTGAATTCAGGCTGAATGTTCATCGAGAAGAAACAGAATGGGTCGACCCGGATCCACCAGTCATAATCGAGGAGGTGCCATGATGGCAAATCTAGTTATCGTGGCCATCCCAGCCACAGATGACGACGTTTGGCAGGTCTCAAGTGAAAAGGTTCCGCACATGACCTTGTGTTTTTTAGGTCCTGCGGAAACAAACCCCAACATAAACGCCATTAGCGATTATGTGAAACAGCAAGCAGCACGTCTTTCCCCGTTTAGTCTTCGTGTAGATCATCGAGGAGTTCTGGGGGTCGACGAGGCCGATGTTCTGTTCTTTGCGGACGACATTCCCTGGCAGGTTATCGATTTTAGAGAAAGCCTACTGGCAGATGTCAATATTCGGAGTGCATACAACTCAATTCCGCAACATCAGGGGTGGAAGCCCCATTTGACGCTTGGCTACCCCGACACTCCAGCCAACAAGGATAGCTGGGACCCAATGGGTACTCAGTACGTCAGCTTCGACAAGGTTGGCGTATGGTTCAGTGATTTCGGAGGCTATTCGATTCCGTTGGTTGACAATAGTCCAAAGATTTCTTCATTTGAGCCGACTGAGGCGGCTTACTCAGCACTTGAGCATCATGGTGTGAAAGGCATGCGATGGGGCGTTCGAAAGAGCGCTCCTACCGCAAAAGTCTCTGTTGCCCAGAAGGGTAAGAAGCTCAAGACGCGGGGCGGAGAAGGCCGAAAAGCCGCTCCCGATGCGGTCAAGGTAGCTGAGCTTAGACAAGTTCGGAAGAAGAGCGGTGTTCACGCGCTTTCAAACGAAGATTTGAAGGCATATCAGCAGCGTTTGAATCTCGAGCAGAATGTGGCCAATCTTGAGCGCAATCAGCCTGGTGTCAAGAACTGGATCGCCCGCACCCTCAAGGGTCAAGGTAATCAGTCGGTTAATCAGGCAGGTCAGGCGGCTAGGACTAAGGCAGCTAAGACAGCTATTAAGAAGGTAGCTGTGACAGCCGCATAGTTAGGAGGTGAGCATGAGTTTGTCAAATACAGCGGTTCCGACCTATTATGGTCAGTTCCGCGAGGCGGTTATGGCCGGAGAGATCCCGGTAAATCGTGAGATCTCGATGGAAATGAACCGGATTGATGCACTCATTGCCAATCCTAACATGTATTACGATCCCGATCCTGTTGAGGGGTTCTTTCAATACTGTGAGAACGAATGTACGCTCACAGATGGATCGGATCTACATCTGTTGTTCACGTTCAAGCTGTGGGCTGAACAGATATTTGGATGGTATTACTTCGTCGAACGAAGTGTGTATGTGCCATCTAAAGACAATCATGGCGGGCATTATGAGACACGCCGGGTTAAAAAGCGGTTAGTTCTTAAGCAATATTTGATTGTCGCTCGAGGCGCGGCTAAATCTATGTATGCATCTCTCATTCAAAGCTATTTTCTGAATGTGGATACGTCAACCACGCATCAGATTACAACAGCACCCACCATGAAGCAAGCGGATGAGGTTATGTCGCCATGCAGAACCTCTATCACGCGCGCGCGCGGACCTTTGTTCAAATTCTTGACTGAGGGCTCATTACAAAATACAACGGGATCGAGAGTTAATCGTGTCAAGTTGGCGTCGACGAAAAAGGGGATTGAGAACTTTCTTACGGGATCCCTTCTCGAAATCCGGCCGATGGCCATCAATAAACTTCAGGGTCTTCGTCCAAAAGTGTCAACAATTGACGAATGGCTTTCTGGAGATCTTAGGGAAGATGTGGTTGGCGCGGTAGAGCAGGGTGCGTCAAAGCTGGAGGATTATTTGATTGTAGCTATTAGTTCGGAAGGAACTGTACGTAACGGTTCCGGCGATACTATTAAAATGGAGCTTGCTGATATCCTCAAGGGCGAGTATCAAGCACCGCACGTTTCTATTTGGCATTACAAGCTTGATGAAATTGAAGAAGTTAATAATCCGGCGATGTGGATTAAAGCTAATCCGAATTTAGGAGCAACGGTTTCGTATGAAACTTATCATCTCGATGTTGAACGAGCGGAAAAAGCACCAGCCTCCCGTAACGATATTCTCGCCAAGCGATTCGGAATACCGATGGAGGGTTATACATATTTCTTCACTTACGAGGAAACAATCGTTCATAATCCTCAGTGGTTTAACGGTATGCCTTGTGCTTTGGGGGCTGACCTCTCCCAAGGCGACGACTTCTGCGCTTTTACGTTCCTCTTCCCGCTAGGTGCAGAGCGCTTCGGAGTCAAGACGAGAAGTTACATCACCGAAACAACAATGATGAAGCTTCCTGCTGCTATGCGGCAGAAGTATGAGGAGTTTATCAAGGAAGGTAGTCTTCACGTCATGCCAGGAACGGTTCTGGACATGATGGAAGTGTATGACGACCTTGATGCCTTCATCATTCAAGAGAACTACGAACCCCGGGCTCTAGGGTATGACCCTTACAACGCTAAGGAATTTGTAGAGCGCTGGATTCAGGAGAATGGCCCGTACGCCGTTGAGAAGGTTATTCAAGGCGCGAAGACGGAGTCGGTCCCTCTCGGTGAATTGAAGAATCTTAGTGAAGGTCGACTGCTTAAGTTCGATCAGGCATTGATGGCGTGGTCAATGGGCAACGCCATTACCTTGGAAGACACCAACGGTAATCGTAAGCTCTTGAAGAAGCGCCAAGAAGAGAAGATTGATAACGTGGCCGCATTGATGGATGCTTGGATAGCATACAAACTCAACAAAGAGGCTTTTGAATAGAAAGGAGGTGACGAGTGTCTCGAATTGGTGATGCACTTAGACATTCATGGAATCTGTTTGCCAATCAAACGCAAACAATTTCAGATCGTGTCTATTCTGGATATTTTGGAACGTCGAGTAGTCAGCGGCCGGATAGGCCTCGTATTGCCTTTTCCAACGAGCGGTCAATCATCTCCTCTATATTTACGCGGATCAGTGTTGATGTTGCGTCGGTCGATATTCGTCATGTAAAAACAGACGATCAGCGACGATTCCTCGAAGAGGTTAATAGTGGGCTCAACAATTGCTTGGTGTTGGAAGCCAATCTTGATCAGGCGGCTCGTCAGTTCCGGCAAGACATTGTGATGACTCTGTGTGATCGAGGTGTCTGTGCCTTGGTTCCAGTTGACACATCAATTAGTCCTCTCGATTCGGGAGGCTGGGATATTGAAACGCTGCGTGTTGGAGAGATCGTAGCATGGTATCAAAAACACGTGCGAGTCAGTGTCTACAACGAGAACAAGGGGTATCGAGAAGAAGTTACGCTTCCAAAGAAGACTGTAGCTATTATCGAGAATCCGTTGTATCAGGTGATGAATGAGCCAAGCTCAACCCTTCAGAGGTTGATTAGAAAGCTCAATCTCCTGGATCAAGTTGATGATGCTTCGGCTTCTGGAAAGTTGGATTTGATTATCCAGCTTCCTTACACAGTTAAGTCTGAAGCGCGCAGACAGCAAGCACTCCAGCGTACCAAGGACATTGAGTTCCAGCTAAAGGGTAGCACCTATGGTATTGCCTATGCGGATGCTACGGAGAAGGTTACTCAGCTTAATCGTCCAGCCGAAAATCAGCTCTTGGAGCAAATTAAACTTTTGACAGATTGGCTGTATGTTCAGTTGGGTCTTACTCCGGAAGTTATGAATGGTACTGCTGATGAAGCAACCATGATTAATTACTACAACCGTACCGTCGAGCCAATGCTTACCGCCATTGTTGAAGCAATGCGAAGAAACTTTCTTACTAAGACGGCTCGCACGCAAGGACATTGGATTATGTTCTTCCGTGATCCATTCCGGCTTGTTCCAATCAGTCAGATTGCAGAGATCGCTGATAAGTTTACCAGGAATGAGATTGTGGCGTCCAATGAGATTAGGCAGGCGATCGGGATGAAACCCGCAAAGGATCCCAAGGCAGACCAGCTAATTAATAGCAACATGCCGACCGGAGACACGGGGGTGAATCCTAATCCTGATGCTCCAGCTTCCGATCCAGAACTAGAAGCGGCTTTGGCCGAATTCGGAATGGGGGCCGGTGCCAATGGATCTGCCTAATGGTGAAGTGCTAATGCATGCGGGTCGTCCTTACGACCCTAAGAAGGCCCACGAGTATTACCTTCGTACTCGAAAGCTAAAGGGCCGTAAGAAGGGGCAGTACAACCCACACTTAGCTACCTTAGCTAAGCGGCTGGCAGGTATGTCGGACGAGCAGATTCATGAAGAAATCCGGAAGTCCAAAAATCCCGCGGAGAAAAAGCTTATAATGATCATGCTGACCAGGCGTCAGAAGATCCAAGGTAAAGCTCCGGCAAAACCTAAAGCCAGTCCCGAAGAAAAGGCAGCGGCAGCAAGGAGAGTATCGTCCCTTCAGTCAAAGCTAGCTGATTTGAATCAGAAGCTGAAGGTTGCTATGGCTAAAGCTCATAAGAGTGAAGCCAAGAAGAAGCGCGGTCCTACTCAGGCGGAGAAATCCAAGCAAGCTCGAGAGTCTAAGAAGTACCGCCAAAAGCACAAGCAGAAACTCGCTAATAAGAGAAAAACTGCTGCCAGTAAGGACAAGGCCTCTGGCAAGTCTAGGGCCGATTCAGTTGAGTCGATCAAGTCTGACATTGCAGAAACTAAAGGTCGACTAAAGAAGGCAATCGAACGACAGAAAGCGTTAGGCTAATTGCCAGAGATCCAAAAAAGAATAGGAGTATTCAAAATGGAAGAAAAGGCCAAGCCCGATTCTGGTGAGATCACCACGGGTGGAAGCTTGATGCATAGCGCGCCAGTTCTTGATAAGTCAAAAGCTGATTTCAGCGGCTATGTGACTAAGGCCAACATTGAGTGTGAAGACGGTCGTACCATTCAGCCGGATGCTTTTAAGCATCAGGACCAGACCGTAGTTCCACTGGTTTGGCAACACAACCACGACGAGCCCGAGAATGTTCTTGGGCATGCTCTTCTCGAGAATCGGGGAGACGAAGGTGTTTATGGTTGGGCGTTCCTCAATAAGAGTGAACGAGCCCAGCACACCAAGGAGCTAGTTGAGCACGGCGATATTAATTCGTTCTCAATCTACGCCAACAAGCTCACGGAGAAGGCCAAGAAGGTTTTCCACGGCATGATCCGAGAAGTCAGTCTGGTTCTGTCGGGCTCTAATCCTGGGGCCCTTATCGACAACATTGTCCTTGCTCATGGTAACGGAGACATGGTTACCATTGAGGACGAGGCCGTCATCTACCCCGGTGTGGAATTTGGGGGAACAGAGGTGAAGGCAAAGCCAGGCGAAGAGGAACCCGAAGTTACTCATAGCGCCGATGATCCGACGGTCCAGGAAATCTATGATGGTATGAACGAGGACCAGAAGAACGTTGTCGCTTACTTTGTCGGCGCCGCGCTCGAGGACGCCGCGGCCAAGCATGGTACTGAAGACGACGGAGTCAAGCATTCTGCTAATGGCTCCGAAAACAACGATGAAAAGGAAGGAACTGTCCGTATGCGCCGCAATGTTTTCGAGCAGCAAAACGGTGGCCAGGGTGGAGAAGAGGAGAAGCACGTTCTGACTCATGACGCCATGCGTGGCATCATTCAGAACGCGGAGAAGATGGGTTCACTGAAGGCCGCGTTCGAGGGCTACGCTCTTGAGCACGGTATCGAGAACCTCGATCTGCTCTTCCCGGATGCCAAGGCTGTTACGCAGACCCCGGAGTTCGACGCTCGTCGGACCGAGTGGGTCAAGGGTGTCATCAATGGCACTCGTCATCTCCCGTTCTCACGGCTGAAGACCCGCAGTGCTGACATCAAGCATGAGGATGCCCGCGCTCGTGGATACATCAAGGGAACTCTGAAGAAGGAAGAGTTCTTCAAGCTGATGCAGCGGGTTACCACTCCGAAGACGATCTACAAGAAGCAGAAGTTGGATCGTGACGACATCATCGACATCACGGATCTCGATGTTGTTGCCTGGATGAAGGCGGAGATGCGTCTCATGCTG